TGAGATTCCCACATGTCAACTGATGCGTCTGGAAACTCCTCTCTTCCGTTGGATGAAAACAAAACCTCTGTCAAACCTGCTGTTGCAGTTGCGGCGAAAGCCCCTGTTACGATTGACCCTCCGAAACCTAGTGGTGTTGCGGTTACGCCTCCACCTACGGCTTCTGTCGCGCCGGTCTCAAGCTTGTTTCCACAGCCGTTTGTCTTTCCATCTAACCCAACTCCATTTGCTTTTTCCCCTTTACCTGAATCTTCTGCATTCTCGTTCGGGGTTACAAGTACACAACAGCCTAAGGAAACTCTCTCTAGTGCTGAAAAAGCCTCTGAGAAAATTTCTTCCTCTCAAAAACGCAAGCTTCGTGCTCAGCGAGTTGAGGAAAAGAAAAAATCAGAGCCGGTTGGTAGTTCAACTACGAAACCTGAAAGTAGATCAGCAAAAACCCGAAGTCCAAGCAAGGTTGTCGACCGACAGTCTCGTCGCTCTCGTTCTCCAGAACGAAGGTCTCGATCAAAGTCGCGAAAACAGCCTAGCTATTCACGATCACCATCTCCTTGGAATGTCCGATTATCCAAACATCGAGCAGGAGGTCATACCGATGCTTCACTTAGAAGTCAATGGGAAGGCCACCTCAAACGATATAAGAATTGGTATGACGGACACCCCGATGAGAAACCTGAAAAACCTATCAAGCTGCCACAACCACCTCCTGTACCTGGATCTTTAGCGGCTAAGATAGATCGGAACTTCGAAAAATTAAAAACTGATGCGAAATCGCCGCCAACTGAGAAAAATAATTCCTCTGGTCGTCAGCAACCCAGTTCGACGGGTAAACCAGAAAAAACCGAATTACCTTCAACATTAGCTGAGTATTTTCGATCCTTTCATACTTTTAAGATTCCAGCTCCGGACAAATTGTTAAAAACTTTTTGTATCGATCAAGGAATCAAGTTTGAGAGTGTCGATAAAACTCTCCACGATCATCCCTTAACAGCAGCTTATCGATGGCTAGCAGTTCGCAATTTTTGTGAAATTGTTGGTCGCAATACGAAAACTCGTAGAGTGCTGTCATGGTTTGGAGCCGATCGAGACAATTCTTTTGTCCCGAATAAGCTTTGTTCCTCAACAGGATTAAAAATGACGTGGATTATAGGCCCAAACTTTCGAATTCAAGGAGATCAATCTAGAGAATTTGGATCGAGGAAAATCATCGATGAAGAATATGATGACGTACTTGTTTGTGACGTATATCAATCCGGAGTCGATGCTGATACTCCTCTTACTCCAGATACCTTGATAACTCTAGCTGAAAGTTCGAAAAGTAAATGTGCTTATGTTATTGCTAGAAAGTTTTTTGGAGACGTGGGTGGTGATGTATTACGTGCTGACAACCGCCACCATGTCGAAGGAACTTGGTATAGAACGGACCAAATGAAAATAGTATTTCGATCAGACGAGAATTCAATCGATTATAGTCCTCATCCGGATGTTAATTGGCTATTTTCGTCGCGAACCTTCGGAGGTTTAGATATCTCTGTTGTAAATACATTTGGACCCTATACCTTGTTAAAAGTCGTTAAAAGCGATAATCTAGCTGTCCCAATTCCACCAGCTCCTCCATCTACTCCTTTAATTGAACGACGTGTTATTCGTGGTGACCTTAGTTGGGTGACTGAAAAACTTTATGGTTTTCTTCCCCGATTTATTAGTCGCCATTTGTTAAAACATGATGAACAATTAGTCCATACACAACTATATGCGGAGATGTCGACAAGATATCATCTCAAAGCTGTGACTGGAATAGGGTTGGATGCTTTGCATGATAGAATTTTGGAATTTGCCAAAAGAGATCCTTTACTTCAAGTTTTAGCCATCAGATATCCTGAACTTTATAGAGATATAATTAAGGGAACAATGATAGCTATTTACTTTGACGATCGAGCAACTACGGTTGCTTCAATGTTAAAGAAACGTGAAGATAATGTAATAACTGAAACTACTTTGGCTAAACTCCGTGGACAAACTATTGAGCCTGTTAGCTCTACATTTGCGACGATCAAAATAGTAGGTTGCGTAGCAGCTGGTGTGGTGCTTGTAGTAAAAGTCTTGAAGTATATTCAATATATGAAAACGCTTTTTTCTGCATCCGCATTGTCTGCTTTAATAGCAAAGTTTTGGCCTTTTCAACAAAATAAGGAACTAAGATGGGAAACTGTCGTTCTTAATTTGATTGTGTCACCTATTATTGAAGAATGGTTAAAACAATGTTTTCCATGGTTGTCCCCTGTAATAGCTTATGCCGATGTATTACCTTTTATAATCAAAATGGCAGAAGAATTTATGAATATCCAAAACCCTTATCATCATAAGAAGATTGATTTAGGAATTGGTATGGTAGTAATTTTCTTTAAACAAATTTTGGTACATGAAAGTTTTCGACAAATAGGCACAAAATATGGATTATCCAGCGCTATCACATTACATTCTTTTTGGAATGCCTATGCTGCTTTTGGAATAGATAAAGAGAGCTTTCAGTTCGCTTATTTTCCAATCGTAGCTTGGTATTTGTTTAAAACTCCTCCGGCTTCGGCTGGTGGAGCGTTATGGGATGTTTTTATGACTAAATATAAGGCGCTCGAAACCTTAGACAACGTCGAACCTGTTTATGAACAACTTCCAAGTAACGACCCTATTAAATATTGTGTAGAACCTGTCCAATGTAAAAGTTGGCCCACAGAAGCAGCTCGCGGTTCTTTAGAAATTGTGAGTAATGGTTATAAATATTCAAATCAGACTATTCGTCAAAGTTTAGTCGAAATTGAAGTGGATAATCATCGAATGTTTCCTATAGTGATGTCAACAGCGATTTTATATTCACCTGCTAACACGATTAATAATACTATTGCTTCGATAATGTTTCGAATACATAAAGACCCCTTTACTTTGTGTCCTCCTATAGAAATCCGGAGAAATAACTGGTTATTTCTTTGGAGGTCATATAGTTGGCAAAAGCTAATAAATAAATGGGCGAGTCTCATAGATATGCAAAAATTTATGACTGTGTTAGAAGCATGTGAAGCGATGGGTAAAAGGGGAAAACGAATTTGGAGGTCACATGAACAATTAATGTCTGGGTGTGTAACAAACCCAACAAAGAGTTACTCTGTGAAATGGGATGAAACTATTCCAGCGAAAGCTGTAGAATATAATGGTGAACAAACGTGGGATATTAAACCACGAGCAATTTGTAAACTTGACCCCAGTTATCACGCTGAAACAGCAGCTTGGTCTCGACTTTTGGCAGATTCTTTGCACTTAGTATGCGATGTGGATAACCCGGATACAGAAATAATGTCTTATTTCTGTTCTGGATATACTCAAACGCAACTGTCCAAAGTTTTTGCTTTATTCGAGTTACATCGACCAATTTTCGCCGTAGCTGGCGATGATTCTATATGCAAAATTGTTTTAGAAGATGAAACGGTGTTGTATGTAGAAGCTGATTTTTCTATGTGTGATCAGTCACAAGATGAGTGCCCTTTGGGTGAGTTCATGAGATTATGGGTACATAAGTTGATGCTCGGTGATGTCCCTTTGCGTAGCTACCAAGAAAGTTTCTCTAAACCATATGTAGTCAAAAGTAAGAATTTTGATATTGTGATTAGGGGAGACGCTGGATGGCAATTATGCACAGGTTCAACCGCAACAACAATAGTAAATTCGTTAAATAATCTGGCTTTGTGGCATTATGTATATCGGAAACGGTCTACATTGAACACTAAAGATCCAGCTAAACAAATTGAAACACTAGCCCTTGAGTTAGGCTTTACTCTCAAAGTACAAGTTTTTCGTGAACCTACTATGATGACCTTTCTCAAAGGTTGGTTTGTTCCTTGTTTGGCAAATGATCTGAAATATGTGTGGATGCCCCTACCATCTGCTGTAGTAAAAGTTGGAAAAATAATGAAAAACCCTCTTAAATATTTCAAGAATTATCACCAAGTTTGTTATATGATAGGACAATCCTATCAACACATACCAAGCAATTTACCAATTCTCGGTCCCTTCTTTCGAATGTTTGATAGATTGGCACAAATGGAAACAAAACAGTTAAATCATGAAGTTATTGAAAATTTTGAATTTAAAACAAAACTAGTAGAACCTTTTCAAGTAGTTAGAACGAATGTTATTGAAATGATGTTGTTGCGGTATTCAATTACAGAAACTGAAATCAATGAAATAGAAAATTTGTTCAACAAAATTAACTGTGTTCCTGTGTTGTATCATCATAATGCAATTCTAAAGTTGCGTGAAACTGATTATTGCTAAATAAAAGTCGAACAAGCGTAGCTTAAACACGGAGTGGCGTCCGTGCGCATGCGAGCAAGTAGGGAGATGAAAACTCCACATGGATAAAGTAACTCGAGGAGAGCAATTCCTCAATCGAATAACTAACGACGGTCTCATTTCTGAACAAGGAAAAGATTGGTTAGTTGTTAGAATAGACGGATTCCATGACAAACAACTTAAAAACTTGGCAGGCGGTGTCGATGCTCAAACTGGAAGTAGCGTAGTAAGATGCGTGAAACAGTCTACAACAATCGGTGTTCCTTCGGGTGTTGCAGGAAACTGGGACCTTCACATTGTGCAATGGCCCTGGTTAACGGCAACTCAAACCTCAACGAACGTCGGATGTTATGGTGTGTCTGGCAGGACAGGTCAAGTAATCACTCCAGCCCCTCTGGCTACCATTCCCTTTGGACAAGTGGGTGGGCTTCAGATGTTTTATGTCCCTTCGGGAACAGCTCTGAGCATCACTCAACCTGTTGGAACGTCCCAATTAGTAGGGCAACTAAATGTACCCCAGGCTTATACCCAGGGTGTTACTAGGTTGCTCTCAATGGGATTTGAAGTCCATAATACGACTTCTCAACTAAATGTTCAAGGAGCGGCGTGTGTTTATCGTCAAATGTCTAATGACAATACAAATGTTAGTTGGACTATTGTAGATACCCCCGTTGGTGGCTCTCAAAACACCACAACCTTTTCAGGACCATTGATCAATTATCCTCCGGATACTGTTCAAAATGCGATGCTCTTACCAGGATCACGACAGTGGGAAGCAAAAGATGGATGCTATGTTATGGCAGCTTTCTTTTCCGCTGAAGATCGTGCTACTGCTGTAGAGCCCACATGTCCAGTTATTGGTGCTGCTGGTGAAAATGACAATGAAGGCGAGCTTAATACGAGTGCAGTAAATTTTCCGATTCCTGGCCCTGTGGTTCCTGGAACTACAGGAGTACGGTCAATGCCTTCTTTTAGGGTTTTTAACGTACATCAGTCAGGTGCAATTTTTACTGGTTTGTCGAATTCTACTACTTTAACAATTAATTGGAATGTGTTTTTGGAAACATTTCCTGACCCATCTCAAGCAGATATCCTCCCTTTGGCAACGCCTTCAGGTGAGTATGATCCTGATGCTTTAGATCTTTACACTAGAATAATCGCCGACATGCCTGTCGGTGTACCGGTGAAAGAAAATGGGCTGGGAGATTGGTTCTTGTCTGCTGTTTCTGATGCTGCAAAAGCTATCGGCCCAGCCCTGTCTATGGTTCCGCATCCCGCGGCTAAAATCATAGGTGGAGCTTTAATGGCTGGTGCACCTATTGCAGATAGCATCATAGCTGAACGTAAACAAGCAAGAAAAGCCAAAACCGCCAATGCTTCAAACAATCGAGTACCTGCTGTTTGGCAAGATAATGAAACTGTTGCTCAATTAAGACAACGGCCTCTTCCCCCAATTCCACAACAAAATGTCCAACGAACTGGGAAACGCAAAACAACACGTAAACGCGGTAGACGCCTTGTCAAAAGATAAATTCGAATATTACAACATCTCCCCG